TATTTTTTCCTTTCATTATCATTTCGAATCAGTATACTATTATAATAGCAGATTCTACATAAAAGTCAAGAAAAAAATTAGTCTTGCCACTTACCTTCTTTAATTAAGTGCATAAATCTATGTTTTAAGACTGCAAGTATCAATAATGTGAGATTACTGTGTTCATATGAACCACCAGGTACCTCTAGTCTATATCTATTTAATTTAACCATCAATCCTCATAAAATTATCATTCCAATTAAATGCCTCTTTTACTAGATTAGCAGTAAGACCTTTATAAACACGATTTAGTTTCTTATCTTTGATGTTAATTAGAAGTAACGCCTCTTCTTTTGATAAGTTTTCTAACACCTGAATAAACATAGTTTCCTTTCGTGTCTTTGATAGACCAGGATTACCACCCACTAGAAAGTGCCATAACTTCTTTGACTCATCTGCTAACCAAGTATGTTGGGTACCTAAAGGTGCCTCATTTGCTTTATATGGTGGTGTACCTGTAGGTAAATCCCATTTAATGCTAGGGTCAAATGCACCCTTCATTAGCATTCTTAAAGGTTCACTATCATAATCACGCAGTATTTGTAATTTCTTTGGTTTGTCTTTTGCGTTATTAATTCTTTTAAATATCTCGTGATACGTTGCTTTACTGCTTTTATTTGCCGTTCTAGCATACGCCTCCATATTCTTTTTAGGAATGAGATTTGGGTTTTGTTTAGGTTGTTCGTTTAGTTGTTCTACTTTAAATCGGTTATCTACCATAATTTCTCCTTCAATTCATACTGATATTTATACATCAAAATCTGGGTCAAAACCTATGTCGCCACCATCTTTCATATCTTTTAAATCAGCACTTAACTCTTTGCTAAAAACATTTTTCTTTCTACTATTTTTAGCATTTTTTAAAACTCTTGTGTAATCTATTTTTGCTGATGGTCCTAAATTTTTATCATCAAAAAGTGCAACCATCTCATCAACTAATTTTTGTGAAGGATATTTCATATCAAAATCTCTATAAATTAATCCTCTTAATACATCAATCAGTAATGCTAAATCTCTTGTAAATACGGCAGATGATGTTCTAATCTGTAAATCTAAAAACGTTTTACATAACATAATCGCAATATCGTCTACGGCAGTTTCAACAAATTGTCTTGTTTGTTGTTGCTCTATTTTATTATATTGTTCTTGTACTTGTTTTTTATCTACTATTACTTTATCTTTGTTCTTAATTCTATCAGTAGGAAAAACTATTACATTATCTTTTGTCATTTAAAATACTCTCTATAATATATTTTTTTTGCTCACTTATTAGGTCTCTTTGCTCTTTTATTTGTGTCATTTGATTTGCAATATCTTTTGCTATATCTCTTATTTTAACTTCTCTTATGTTGCTTTTAGGGAATTGTATTACGTTGTCTTTACTCATTTATAATCTCTCCTTTAAAATTTACTTTACCTTTATCAGCAAAGTATTCAACTAATTGATTATAACCACCAATCAATTTACTATTTATTTTAATTTGAGGAACAGTTTTTACTCGTTTACCTATCGCCTCTAAAAACTGTTCTTTACTTTCATAATCATTAATACTACTCTCAACATAAGACAATCCAAGACCCTTTAGCAGAGTCTTGGACTTGTCACAGTAAATGCAATTAGGTTTACTGAATATTTCTATCTTCATTCGAACCTTCTTTCATAAGGTTTGAATATGCCTCTTTTGACTTATCTTCTACTTTATAAGCATTTAATATTTGTTCTGCATTATATTCATATAACTTATTAAACTCGCCAAGAGGTAATCTCAAACCTACCCATGCTCTATAGTTACCATTAACTGTTAATGTAACATCTTGTTCAAAGATTTCATAACCTTTGACAACTGTTGCTTTAATTTCATTTACAGTTACAGTTTCGAAATCATTAGCAACTTGTTTTTTATTAGCACTGCTACCAATTTCTTTTGCATATTGTTTAGACTGCTTGTTCATCTCACCCTTAACTAAATCGGCGAGGTCTGCTTTTGCTTTCATCTTTGCTTTTTCTATTGCTAAATCTAAACTTGGTGATACGGCAGTACCCATACCATATATACAAACTTTGTTGTTATCTTTTTTAGTCCACATTGATAAATCACACGCCTTTGATTCTTTAATGTCTGCCATGAACCAACTAGGTACAGTGTTCACTACCTTACCACTCTCACTTTTAATTTGATAAGTTGTGCTTGAGCAACCCACTCCAAGTAAACCTATCACTACTAACATAATATATCTCATTATTCTTCCTCACTTTCATTATCAAATCCATTTATATTATCAATTATATTATCTTTATTATCTACTAATTCTTCAACTTTGTCAACAGTAGTTCGAATACCATTAAAGAAATTCGATACTCCTGTTAAGTAGATTACCCACGCAAGTAATCCTATTATTATTATATTCTTAATCATTTAATTTCCCACCTTCCATTTACAGTTAAACAAGTTTTTCCGTGTGATTTGAATGCGTGTCTACCTCTACTATAGTACCTGCAATATTCAGGTTGATTTACATCTCTATAATAGTATTCAGCAAACAAATCCCAATAACTAGGACCGTCTAGTCTTTTTCTACCATCAGCACAAGTCATAACTTCTTCTCTCTCTATGACATCACCTTTTTGTCTAGTTATAGTTTTTACAATGCAGTGTTGACCATCTACATTCTTTTGATTGTATGGCACGACTGACCCGTATAAAATATCATCACCAGCATTACCTTTTCTAACAACTGCTATTATACCTAACAATATAAAAAGTGCAAGTATAATTATTTTTAATAAATTATTTTGTGTCATCAAACCATCTCCCGTCTGGTGCTTGGCATACTCTACCAAACGTTACTTCTCTATGAGGACTACTATCACCGTAACCCATTAGAGGAAAAGATTTATTGATATCTACAGTTGAGTCATATTCTTTACATTTTAGAGGACCTTTTAAGTAAGTTCTAGTCACTCTAATTGTACCTGAGTTACCAGTTTCACTATTAGACCAGTTTGTGTAACCAATATCAGAACCACCATGATTTAAGTGGTCTACAAACTGTGCGTTATGAACATCATAATCATCATTATATAATGCCTCTGCACCTACAAATGCACCTGCTATAGCACATACACCTGCAACATAGGGATTATCACTAACATACTTTATGCAACCAGCAGTTGCAGATGCACCACCTACGACTGCACCCATTTCTGAACGACTAGCACAATTTACTAGTGCTAAACTAGTCAGTAAAATCCATATCATTCTCACGAATTTCATTACAAATTTTCCTTTTATTTAAATTGTTAACAACATATAGGTTATTCTGCGAATTACCTACAACCACATATTTAGAATACTCTCTCATATTCCAAAACTCTCTTGCTCTCTCACTCAAACATATTATTGTTGAGCAGTCATCAAAATCAGACATTGTTATTTTAAAATCAGTCATACCTTTCTCCCCATTGTTTTAATATCAGAACCATCTACTAATTGATATGTGCCTTTATTATAACCTATACCTACAGTCTTACCTTTCGGTATGTAAGGTTGACTAGGTGACCATTTCTTTCTACCTATACCTGATATATTGTTACTTAATTTATAATGTTCTACTGTTGATAAGTCAGGAAACGGTGTCCCTAATCTTTGTTTGATAATAACTCTATTTCTAGTGTTAATGTTCAGACCCATAGATAGTAAAAACTTTCTATGTTCATTCTGTGCTTTTTGTAATCTTTGTTTTTTTGTCAATTTTTTCATAATATAATATAAGTCTATCTCATTCCTGAAATCTTGTCAAGTTTCTCTATGAGATGTTTTAGAATTTGTTTTATCTCTTGTAAATCTTGATTACCTACAGTGGTGAAATCACCATCAGATGTTCTAGTTCTACCTTTTACCTCTGCTAGGTACAAGTCATCAAATATTTTTTCTTCTTCTTTCACTTTCTTACTCCTTACAGACTCACGCCAGGCATCATCCATCATACCCATTTATACTCCTATCTATTTATATACTGGTCATAATAGCATTCCATCTTATCCCAAAGGTCTTCTGAACTAGTATTAAGTTCATCTGCAATAGTGTTAAAGTTATCTTCTAGGGTATCTACGTCAGACATTGATTGTCCTGCTAGAGTTGCCTGTAAATCTTGATATACAGAGAATGCTTGATTTTCTAAATCGATTATTTGTTCATTTGTTAGTGTCATATTTAGTCCTTTCGAATCATTTATTGTTTATATTATAATATTACTCTATATTGTGTATAATGTCAAGTGTTTTTTTTCTATCGTCATCATCATAGGTTTCACCTACTAACCAACTCTCGTCTTCAGGTGCGTTAGGATTAGGGTTTTCATATACAAATTGACCCTCTATATTGTGTCTAAACATAGTCATATACACATTTTCTATGGTCTTTTCATAGTCTTCTTGACTTTTAAAAGACTTTAAATCAATGCTTTGTATTAGTCTAGCAAAGTGTTCAGTTCTGTGTTTATTGAATTGTTTAGAATAGTCCATAGTTACCCCCTAATACCGTTATCATATAGTTCATCTTGAAGTTGTGTTATCCAATCTTTAGCAGATTCAGTATCACCACTATCAATAACATCTTTAATCATATCAAGTATGGCATCAACACCTTGAATACCATTCAGATTTGTATCAATATGTTTTATTTCAACGGTTTGTTCATATCTATTAACTGTAGTGTTTGTAGTCATATTAGTCCTTTCATTATATATTATCGAATCACTCATACTATTATAATAGCAGATACTACAAAAAAGTCAAGACATTTTTTTCTCTAATTGTTTCTTTTTTTCTTCAGCAGACTTTAATTTGACCTCTTTTGTATGCACCATCATCTTATTTAAATTATAGTGTTCTATAAATGCTAGTGTCATACATTCAACTTCAAATGTCAATTTATCTATCTTTTCGTTTTTTTCATCTATTTTTCTATCTATTTCTTTTAATAACTTTAATATACCACTTCTCATATTATCTCCAATTATCTATGACCCATTTCTCTTCTGATTCGTGAGGTTTAGGGTGTCCATGAAAGACTGCTATCTTTCCATTAGGATTTTGCTCAAATGTCCACAAATGTTTACCAAATCTAGGATTTTCTCTATCGTGCCACTTATAAGAAAAAGACCATTCATCAGGAAAAGGTTTAACGTTTTCGTGATTATACTTCTTATTTTGTCTTAATAACTCTGTAATTGCATTTTGGTCACCTTGAAGTGTATACCAATACTGTCTTTTCTTTACAAATTCATCCCATATTATAGGACGCATTGTTTCACTGTGCCACTTCATAATACTTGAGTTATACCAAATCTTTCTACCATTAAAGTCTGTCGTGATGCTAAAGTCTTTTTCACTACTAAATTTAGCAAAACAATCTATATTTCTTAATATAACAACGTCTAAATCTAAATACAAATTAACACCTGATAAACCATTATCTGGGTGAAATAATTGCATTTTGTTCCACCAACCTTGCATATCTGCAAACGGAAACTGTTTTACTATTATATCACCTTTTAATACTTTGTCTAGTCTTAAATGGTCAGTAAAACAATAAAATTTATATGGCACACTTAAATGTCTTTGAACCATATTGTATAGGTTTTGTACATATTTTTTGTCATACTTATCGCCGTATAACACACAACAAAAATTAATCATCTTAAATCACTTTTCACCCTTTGCAGTTGTTCGATTATTTGATTTAATTTTAATTTACTTGTATCCATCTGCTCTCTACTTTCAAAATAAACAGAATCACCTAACATATATGCTTTACCTTGATACTTTTGTATAAATGATTGTAAATCACTTATCATATTTTTAGCAACACTTAATTGATAATCTATAGGATTATATTTTTCTTTAGCACTCATTCAGTCACTCCTTGATTTTTTAATAATTTATATGCCGTACCGTCTTCAATTTCATTCATTGTAAACTGTTGTTCTGTGATAAATTTTAACCACTCGTTTACAGTTTTTTTACCAGGTCTAAAAGGTTTTTCAATATACTTTGCATCTCTTGATGCAACTGCCCACGCAACATTTCTACCATCTGTTATTACAGGCACTCTATTTAATATTGCATCTACAGATGCTATGCTCATATTTGTCACTAAACAATGACAATCTTTCAATTGTTCTCTTATATTAGTTCCCCACCACTCATTACCTGGTCTAGGTTTGTTTCTCACTATTATTTCTCTGTCAGTATGTTTTGCTAACTCCATCTTAACTTCTGTCACCCAATCTTCTTGCGTCATATTATTCAACTGTCTAGTCACTGTAGGTGATGATGGACAAACTAAAACGTGTTTTGTATCACCAGTATACCATCCTTTGAACTCTGCGTCAAGTCCCTCTGCTTGTAATCTTTTTAATCTAGCACCATCACCTACCTTACCTCTGATTGTGTGTAGACCACCCTTGACTATTCTAAAATATGTAGTGTCAGGTTTAGTTATTTCAGGCACTGGATATCTAGTTATCTCATCAGTAATATATCCTATGTCAACATAATACCATTCTTCTTTTTTCTCTTCACATTCTGCAATCTCTCTAATATTTTTACCTGCTAATCCCCAAAAGAAATGTATCTTTCTATCGTCATCTTTCCAACCCTTTTCTATTAATGGGAATATCTTATGAGATAAACATTTATCCCAAGATAACTTATGTGTTATAATCATATAATACCTCTGCACCAATTCTAAAAACTTCTTTATAATTTACTTTACTTAATAACTTTGTATAATCATCTGCTGAATGTCGCATTCTTTTTGATTTCATTTCTAAATGAACGAAGGGTCTGCATCTTTGTATTGTTTCTTTTGCACCTTGCACAATATTATATTCATAACCCTCTGCATCTACTTTAATATAATCAACTTGTTTGAAATTAAAACTGTCTAAAGTTCTAATCTCTGTGTTACCTTTTTTAGTAGGGTGAACGTTAGTGTTACCTGAATTATCATTCTCTACATTCAAATAACCTGTTGTATTTTTGTGACCTAATGCAAAAGGGTAAATTGAATAATTATCAAACCCACCCATATTTAAAACGTAGCATTCTCTAACTGCTTGATTAGGTTCAAATGCCCATATATATTTTGTATTTGCTCTATGCATCATAGGTCTTGACCACAATCCAACGTGCCCACCTACATCAACAATATATTCTATTTCTCTTCTATCTTCCATAAACTGAAAGATTGCATCTCTTTGTTTTGCTTGATACTCGCCGTCAAGTATCCACCTCTCAAAGTGAGTATCACTAGAAGGGAAAAGATAATTGCCTATCTTCTTGTTCATCATTTTCATCCTCATTTAAAAGTTGTCCACTTTTATTTTCATTAACTCTCTCATCTATCCAAGGTGCATCTGGACTATACGCAGGTATCATTTTACCTGTGCCAAAATCTTCTGGTTTTTTACTTTGAATAATTTTTACTGTTTCACCTGTATAGTCACCAAAATCTCTTTCTCTTATTTCACCTGTATCAGGATTTCTTTCATATATTTTTATATTTTTTTTTGTATTCATAGTTACTCTTTTCCTTTATGTATGATGTGAAAAAATATGCTTTTCGTTTACCTTTAAAATCGTAGAAGTAAGTATTATCTTCAAACCCTCTTCTATGGTGTGGCCATATATCAAAACTACCACATTCGTTACCACCATATTCTATTAGTTTTATTTTACAACCTCTAACTATGTATGAACCTAATTTGTAACTATACTTTTTAGGTGGGTCACGAACTGGTAGTAAATTCAATTCTTCTCTTAAAATATTGTCATATGTTCTTTGGTCACCATACCAGTCCCAATGTGGGTCTTTGTTCTTCTGTATGAATCTTTCATAACGATAATCAAAAAATCTCTTAACATTATCTGTAACTTTCTTTACAACTATCATAGCATTGTTAACACGTTTACCTTTTCTTATAGGTATCTTAATATCAAAGTCTTGATTTAAAAATAACTTATCTAAATTTCTATTAATAAGATGGTCTGTGCCACACATAATTATATTCTCATCATATCCATTATCATCACATATAAATTTTGTTTCATTGTAAACTTTAGATTGTATGATAGTTTTTTCATCAGTGTCTTGTCTATAATAATGACCCTCATAACCTGATGGATTTGTGTGATTATCTGTAGACAATATTAATTTACCATCTGGATTATATCTGTAAAATGTTTCACTTAAACAATTTAGAAATTTATGATAATCGTATCTCTTCTTTTTGACAAAATCAATTATCTCAGGTGCCTCTTTTATTTTAAATGATGCGTTCTTATAAAACGGAACTAGATAAACCATTACCATTACTCCAATGTTTTTGCAAAATATCAATCACTTCTTCTTTATTTAGACCTGGATATATAGGAACACTAACTTGTAATTTAGATATCTTATCTGTGATAGGTAAATCAAAATCAGTCTTCTCTTCAGCACTACAATATGAGCATTTACTTGATGTAAAATGAAATGCAGGATTGTGATGCACAGGTTTATCATAATGTTTTTTTAATTGCAACTCCTCATTACATCTTCTAATTAAATTTTCTCTATCTCTGTGCAGTATAGGATATATATGATAACTGTGTTCAACACCTTTATCAACGTGACAATAATCTAAATGCTCATCATAATATTTTGCAATCTCTTTTTTTGCTTTTAATACTTCAGGATAATATTTTAATTTTAAACTTAAAAATCTAGCATTAACATTCGCCATTCTGAAATTAAAACCTACATCATTTTCTTTCCAACTTCTCTGCTCTTTTAGTTCTTTTGCTAAACCCTCATCATCAGTTATGATACAACCAGCATCACCAAAAGCACCGATACCTTTACCTGGATAAAAACTAAATGTACCTGCTTTACCAAAAGTGCCAACGTGTTTTCCATTTATTCTAGTGCCGTGTGCTTGTGAACAGTCCTCTATGACAGTTGTGTTGATAGATTTTTTACTAATTATACTTGGCATATCACAAGCATTACCATACATATGAACAGGTAATATTACTTTTGTACTGTAATCACTCACGTCTAATAAATCAGGATTCATACAGTATGTCTTTTCATCTATGTCTACAAATTCGTGTGTTGCACCTAAATGTTTTATGCTTGTAACTGTAGCAGTAAATGTATGTGATACTGTTTTAACTTTATCACCTGGTCGAACATCACAGGCAAATTGAGCAAGTATCAATGCTGAAGTACCACTGTTTACACCTACACAATATTTTGCACCTGTGAACTCTGCAAACTCTTCTTCAAATTTATCTGTGCCAAATACAAAGTTGCTTGTGTCCAATAATTCTTTTACTTCACTCATAAACTCATCTTTAAGAGGTTTATGAATTTCATTCATATCATAATATGGTATCATTCAATGTCTATCCATTTCATCAAGTCTTTTGCAAAGTTTAAATCAGACATCATAGGTTTACATTCGTTATCAATACCTTCAAGAAAGTTTCTCTTTGCATTTAATAATGCCTCTGTAGTATCTAATTTTGGACTAATCATATCACCTAATTGATTGATATTGTAGTCTTCACCTATATCACCTGTATCATAAACTTTAATTTTGTTTACATCAATATCATCATATATAACAGATTTTTTTGTACCTGTCAAGATTATCTCTCTTTTTTTAACTGGACTTACCCAATTGCAATTTATCGTAGCAGTAAATCTTTTCTTTTCTATACCACCTATCTCAAATTCAAAACATAGTATTGCTTGATTATGCATTTCATTTATATGACTGTGTTTTGTAATACTTTTTCTTGTTAAACTAGCAAGAGGATATAAATGTTTTATTATTGCTAAATCGTGTATTGCGAGGTCTTTCACCACATCAACATCTTTTTGAAACTTACCTAAACTAATTCTGTGACTATCATAATATAAAGGGTCACCAATATCAATTCTTGACATCTCAAGCACCGCAGGGTGAAATAAAAAAGTATGGTCAACAAAAACTCTTAAACGATTGTTTTGTTCATTCAAATATTTTTCTAATTCTAAAGTTTCCTCATATGATTGACATATGGGTTTTTCTATCCAAACGTGTCTATTATAGTATATTGATAACTTTGCTAAATCTAAATGACTCTCTGGTGGTGTTGCTATTAACACTGCTTTTATGTCTTTATTATACTCTAAAACATTTGCTAAATTATTTTCATAATTTACACTACCTCCATAATCATATTTTGCTTTATTTAAATTAGCATCATTTTTATCAACGATAAACTTTAATTCATCTCTAAAAACTCTTGCTAGATTTTTACCCCAATAACCATACCCCACCAATGCTATCATTTTATTTCCTTGTTATATTAGTTACATTATATCCAGCATCTTCAAATAATTTTCTTATTCTAATGTCTGAAATACCATCTTCATTTTCTTTAAAAACATCTGCCATCTTTACTTGAACATTACCTCTATCTAAGTTTACATATACAACTGCTACACCAGGTTGTTTCATAAAAACCTTTTCTATTGATTGGGCACAAAAGTCACAGACCATACCCTCAACCTCTATG